GCCGTTGTTGCCAACGTAGCAAAAACAGCCGTAACATCAAAGGCTGTTACTTCAAATATAAGCAGTGGCTCAGGCGCAGGCTCAACCATAAATTTGACGGTCAACGGGGCAATTGACTCAGAAGGCACAGCTAGAACAATTGTCAACACTTTAAACAACTCTTTTTATAGAGGAACAGGCGGCGCAGACCAGCTTGTTAAAACCGTATGACCCAGTGGTTGCCCGTCTGGCGTGTAAAGGTTGCTGGCATTGACGTCACTGACTCAGTGCTGGCCAGTTTAAACATTACCTCTGGACGGACAAATATCTATGAGCAAGCTCAGGCAGGTTATTGCTCGATCACGCTGATTGTCTTTGATCAAGTGCCTATTGAGTACGAAATAAATGACGCTCTTAGCATTGAAGTCCAAGACAGCGCAGCGGTTTATCAGCCGATTTTTGGCGGCTCAATTGTGGACATAGCCGTAAGCGTCTCAGAGGTCGGCTCAAGCGCGTACACGCAAGAGGTGACAATTACTGCCTTGGGCGCTCTGGCAAGGCTGCAAAAGGCGCTTACAGACGGAGTCTTGACACAGGATTTTGACGGCGATCAAATCTTGACAATCTTGACTGATTTGCTAGTCAATAGCTGGAATGAAGTCCCTGTGGCTTTGCAATGGCAAGATTATGATCCGACGGTAACTTGGGCAACGGCAGAAAATAGTGGGCTGGGCGAAATCGACACACCGGGCAATTATGAGCTGGCACAGCGTTCATCATCAACGACAGTGGTTTATGACTTGGTTGCGGCTTTGGCAACTTCTGGCCTTGGATATCTTTATGAGTCGCCTACTGGCCAGATTAGCTACGCGGACTCAACTCATAGATCGATTTATTTGGCGGCTAACGGATACACAGAATTGACTGCCAATCACGCGCTAGGTCGAGGAATAACGATCAAAACTAGAGCTGGCGATTTACGCAATGACGTCACAATCAAATACAACACAAACAGCAACAATGAAGTGAATGACACAGATCCAGCGTCAATTGCCGAATATGGCCGACTTGCTCAAATTATTAACACAACTATAAAACACACAGTCGACGCTGAGCAACAAGCTGCATTTTATTTATCTTTACGAGCTTATCCAAGGCCAATTTTTGACCAGATAACTTACGCGCTGACAAATCCTGAGCTAGACGACGGCGATCGAGACAGTCTTATCAAAGTTTTTATGGGTCAGCCGATATCTCTGTCAGATTTGCCGCCTAACATGGCCGCTGGCAACTTTTTGGGATTTGTTGAAGGCTGGACGTTTAGAGCTTCATACAATGAATTATCTGTCACCTTGTCAATGACACCGTTAGCGTTTTCTTTGCAAGCCATGCAATGGCAAGACGTCAGTGTGTCGGAGCAATGGAGCACAATTTCTGGCACACTTGACTGGGAACATGCGCTAGTCGTAGCGTAAAAAGGAGATATAAATGGCTAATCCAACAACGTATTTTGGCTGGGTCATGCCCACTGCCACTGATTTAGTTACTGATCTACCGGCGGACTTTAACGTCTTTGGTCAGGGCGTTGACACGTCATTGCAAGATTTGCTTGGCGGCACAACGGGTCAGGTGCTATCGAAAACATCTAACACGAACATGGATTTTACTTGGATCACTCCAACGGATCAAACTCCGCTAACCACAAAAGGCGATCTTTTCACGTTTTCAACAGTGGACGCTCGATTAGGTGTTGGTACAAATGGTCAGGTTTTGACTGCAGACTCAACTGCCGCAACAGGTCTTAAATGGGCAACGGCAGCTGGCGGCGGTAAAGTTTTACAAGTAGTTCAAGCAACATACGCTACGCAAGTTTCATCGACATCATCAACTTACGTTGATACAGGTTTGAGCGTTTCAATTACACCGTCATCAGCTTCATCAAAAGTTTTAATTATGATCTCCCAAATGGGAGTCGTAAAAAACTCAGCAGATACGCACATGGGATATAAGCTTTATAGATCAGGTACAGACATTTACACACTATCTGGCGTTGTTTGCGCTACTGGTAGTAGCGGAGCTTTAGGTATTTCAATTACTGCAAGTTATCTAGACAGTCCAGCCTCAACAAGCGCATTGACATATAAAACACAATTTAGAAATACAAACAACGCTGGAACAATTTATGTGCAATACAGCGAAAATCAACCGACTTCAACAATTATTGCAATGGAAATTGGTGCTTAAATGAAATTTACAACACATGACGCGGTTCAATCATTACGGCCAAACATTGGTTTTTCAATGGTAGGTGATGATCCAAAAACAATTATTTGGGATATTGCCGATACAACTACGCCAACAAATGCAGAAATTGCCGCCGCGCTAAAATCTTTAGAAGCAAAAAAAATTGCCGATCAAGCGGAAACAGAAAAAGCAAAGGCTGCACTGCTGAGCAAACTTGGCATAACCGCCGACGAAGCGGCTCTCTTGCTGTCATGACTTATCCGCAAGGCACAGCCGCAGCTCTAATTGCAGCTGCACTTGCAGAAGTGGGAACAATCGAGGAAGGCGACAATCTCACCAAATACGGCAAATTTACAAAAGCCGATGGCTTGCCTTGGTGTGGCAGTTTTGTAAATTGGTGCGCAAATGAAGCTGGCGTCAAGATTTCAAACATGGTTAGCACAGCCGCCGGGGCGCAAAAAATGAAGGATCTTGGACGTTGGCACACAGTTCCAAAGTTAGGCGATTTATGCTTCATGGACTTTCCGCATGACGGCGTTGATCGAATAAGCCACATTGGGATTGTGGTCAAGGTTGGCAAAATTAGTGTCTTTTGCGTTGAAGGAAACACCTCTGGCACTGGCGATCAGCGAAATGGCGGCATGGTTATGATCAAACAGCGCTTCTTAGGCAAGGAAATTGTTGGTTTTGGTCGGCCAAAATACGTTGAGTATGCTGGAGAATTTCCTGTAGTACAGCTGCCGAAAACGGCTGTCAAGGAGAAAAAATGAAAGAGTTAAAACCTATGGTGGCGAGCTATGCTCGATCATTTATTGCGGCAAGTCTTGCAGTTTACATGGCAGGTGTGACAGATCCTAAAGCGATTTTGTCCGCTGGTCTTGCAGCTGTCGTGCCGGTACTTATGCGTTGGCTAAATCCTAAAGATACGGTTTATGGCCGCAAGTGATTTTGAAATTGCAAGCGGCAGCGCTGGCATTGTGCCTTTTGCTGGCGTTGTCTGCTTGTGGTTATCAAGGCTATACACGATATCCATGCCAAGAGTTTGAAAATTGGGAGAATGATGAATGTCAACGACCAAGGTGCGAAGCGCAAGGTGTCTGCACAGAGGACTTACTTGGAGACATTGTTAAACCACAACCAAAATCACCGTAGATATCAAAAGCGTTTATCGCCAGAGGAAATCAAAGCCCGGTTGATTTTGTTTATCGGCATGACGCTTTCCATTGTTTTCTTGATTGTCACGCTAGGGATTACCTACGCTTTGATTTTTGTTACTCAGCCGGTATCGGCTCAAGCTCCAAATGATGCAGCTTTCATCGATTTACTTAAAACGCTGGCCATTTTCTTGACTGGATCACTTGGCGGCGTACTTGCCTCAAATGGCCTTAAAGACAAAACGCCTAGCGACACGCCCAAAACTACGCCTAATCCTTGACCTTGTCAGATCTTTGCTTCATTCTTTTAACAGGGAGCGAAGTGCAGTAGCTTCCTGAAACGGGAGCAAAATGTACACAATGGGAGAAGTGGCCGCTTGGCTACTATTAGGAGTCTTTTTAGGATTTGTGGTTGGTTACACAATCGGACTCAAAGAAGGCAACCGAGTCGGTTACGTTCGGGGCAAAATTGCAGGCGGACGGGCGGCTAGAAAATGAGCGGCTTTTTGGACAACTATGAGGACGTTGCGGCTCGTATTCGCCGCCTGCATGAAACGTATCCGAGCAACAAGGTACACACTTCAATCGTTGACTTTAACGCTGACAAAGGCTACATATTGGTTGAGTGTCGAATTTATCGTCACTACGAGGACGAACAACCAGCAGGTATTGACTACGCATTCGGACGCGTCGAAAGCTACAACATTCAAATGAAGCGTTTTTTCGTAGAAGATACGACGACAAGCGCGATTGGAAGGTGTGCCGGGCTAGTTTTAGGCAGCCAAAATCGCAGTACTTTGCAAAATATGCAGCAAGTTGAAACTATGCCAAAGGAATTTGCAGACAAGCCAGAGGTCGATCTGTGGGCGACTTCAATCAGTGAGGATTTAGTGCCAGCTTCAGCTGCAATTGACGCAATCAAATCTCAGCTCGGTGGCGTACAAATAGCAGCTGCGCCAATCTGCCCACATGGACACATGATCTGGCGCTCTGGAGACAAGGCTGGCAAAGCTTGGGGCGGTTACATGTGCGCCGAGAAAACCAAGGCTAAGCAATGCTCACCGCGTTGGTTTGTACTTGGCTCTGACGGCCAGTGGAAGCCACAGGTGTAACAATGGCTGACTTTGAGATGATTAACATAAAAACAGGCGAGCGCCTGCGCATAGACAAAGACGGCACAGAGCTGCGAGATGAGGTCACACCGCCAGCAATTGAGTGGTGCGACAAAGGTCAACACTATGCCTCAAAGCTAGGCGGACGTGATGATCAAGGCATTTTGTGGATTTGTCTGGCGTGTCAAAAGTGAACATTAAAATGAAAATCACAGAGGCCGAGGAATGGGCGATCCACAATCGAGCAACTCAAGTCGTGTTTTCTTTAGATGATTTGAGTACAGTCCAGCGCTATAACAAAAAGTTAAATAACCATGAACGCGTTACAGAATACGCCGAAAGTCTTGGCGCTGAAATGGTTGTCGCCCGGTACTTTGGTCTTGACTACGACATAAACGTGTCAAAGGGCAAGCGAGAGGCTGACGTGGGAAAAGGCCTTGAAGTTAAGTGGACGAGCTACATAAACGGATCGCTAATTGTGTATCCAAATGAACGTGTGCAAGATATAGCGGTCTTGGTCGTTGGTCGATCGCCTGAGTACTACATTGTTGGCTGGTTGCCGGTTAAAGACGCTATGCAAAAGCATTTTAAAAATGGCACACAAGAGAGCTGGTGGGTCAATCAAGAGCACCTTGCTCCAATCGGTGATTTAGTTAGGAGCTCTTATGCGTCAACTCACATTTGATTGCTCGATCTGCGCAAAGCTTTACGGTGACGGCAGGAGACTGCATTTGTTATCTAAAGGCTCAGAGCTAACGCTTCATGAGTGGTTCAGCCAGTGCAGCGGTTGCGGCACATTTGGCGTCAAGGTTGTAGATGAAGCTTTGGTGCGTGATGAATAGCCCTGTGGATAACCTGTGGACAACACGCCCAAGCCTATGCTCAAAACCTGTGGATAACTCTGGCCTACTTGACTCGGTGGTGTACGCTGGAGCATACAAGTCGAAGGAGATTTTATGACTTCGAAACAGAATGATTATGACTCTTTCAGTATCAGAGTTAAAACAAAAATAAAAAAAACTGTGCTCATTTCAGTAATTCTTAGCGCAGTACAAGGCCACAGCTCTGCCTATGGCGTCGATTACCGGGACGCATTAAAGCTATACGCACACAGCAAAATCCTAATAGACAGCCAATATCAGTGCTTTCATAAGCTAATTACAAAAGAGAGTAATTGGTCAGTTTCAGCAAAGAACGGCAGTCACTACGGATTAGGCCAAATGCGTAACGTCAAGTACAAGACTCTTGACGGTTTTAAACAGGTTGATTGGACTCTGGCTTACATTAAAAACAGATATCAAACACCTTGCAAAGCATGGGAGTTTCATAAGATCAAGGGCTATTACTAGAATGCCAGCTAAGAGCGCAAGAGCAGCTGGTGGAAACACTAGAGCTTGGCGCAAGATACGTGAGCGCGTGTTGATACGTGACGGCTATTGTTGCCAGTACTGCGGCTCAGAGAATGCGACTACAGTCGATCATGTGCAACCAATTAGCAAAGGCGGCACAGATGAGCCAGATAACCTATTAGCTGCGTGTACTAGGTGCAACTATCAGAAAAAAGACAAGGTGGGTCAGTTTTTTGGACAGGCAAGGACAC